GATTTTCTTTGACTACAAACTCCGAAATCCTTTGTAGTCGCTTTGTAGTCGTTGTAGTCAAAGGCCATTTTTCGGCCTTGTTTTCTTCAGTTGCTTTCAAAAGTGCCCGAAATTTTGTAGTCTTTGTAGCCGACCTTCCGTTTGTAGTCACTCCGGCGGTTTCGGCAGTGGTTTGTAGTCGTTTTTTGGGGTGGTAATTACTCCCCATTTCTGCGCCACAAACGCTGCATTCCGTAGGGCCCGCAGCGCAGGGGATATTTGATCGCCTGCCATCCGGACAGGCCATTCAGCACCGCAGAGATGCGTTTGGACTGCTGCCGGTCGGGGGCTTTGCCGGTGCTGTCGAGGCACTCGCGCCAGACTTCGTTGACACAGACGCTGGCCCGCTGGGTGGTCTGGATGCCCTCGGACGGGCCGTTCTCCCACCAGCAGATGCGCTCGTCGATGCTGCGTTTTGCCCAGTCCAGCGGCACCGGTTTGTCCAGGAAATCGGCGATCGCGCCCTCCCACGGGTCGCGCTCGGTGTGGGCCTGCTGCTCTTCCAGGGCGGCCTTTTGCAGGTCATCCCGGAGAATCAGCTCTTCGCCCGCGTTGAACTTTGCCACGGCCTCGGCCCAGATCTGGTCCACCTCTGCAGGGGTCAAATCGTCGTGTACGACCTTCGTGCGGCGTTCAAAGCTGCAATCTACGGGCCAGAATCGGCGGTTGCCGGTCGTATCGCGGAGGAAATCCGCGCTGTTGGAAGTGCCGAAGAACACGCATCGGCGGGGGTACTGCACCGTTCTCCGGCCATAAGCGGCCCGGTAGCGGTCCTCTGTCTGGCTCAGGAACTGCTTGGCTGCCTCGGATTCGCTCCTGCTGAAAGCCGTCATTTCGCCCAGCTCGACGATCCAGACGCCGCGCAGGTTCTCGCGAGCCTCTTTGCCGTCGAAGCTCGTGATGCTGTCGTTGAACCACTCCCGGCCCATCCGGGAAAGCAGCAGGCTTTTGCCGATGCCTTGCCTGCCGCTGAGGATGCAGATCTGGTCGAACTTGCAGCCCGGGCGGAAACACCGCGCCACCGCAGCAACGAACATCTTCCGCGTCACCGCTCTGGTGTAGCTGCTGTCATCCGCGCCTAAGTAGTCGATGAACAGTGCGTCCAGCCGGGGCACGCCGTCCCACACAAGGCCACTCAGGTACTCCCGCACCGGGTCTTTCCGGTGCTTGTCGCCGGTCAGGGCCACCGCGTCGGCGGCCTTGTTGACCCCGCTGAAGTGGTAGACGGTCTCGAGGTACCACCGCACGCCCGCGTCGTCCTCGTCGCGCCAGTCCCGCTCCTGCGGGTTATCGCTCCACGGGAATGGCCCCTTGCAGCGCAGCCGCTCCGAGAAGGTGTCGCTCCAGATGCGGCCTTTCAGCGCCGGGTCGTGTTCGAGGATGACCCATGCGTTCTGGATGGTGCAGGTCAGCGCGCCCTTCTGGGTGCGGGTCAGCTTCTCCTGCCATTTGTCCGAGTCGGTCTCTTCCTCCGGCAGCGGGTCGAAGCCCTCCAGCGCGTGGTCGAGGTCCTCCTGTCGCAGCAGGGCCGCCGTGGGGCCGTCGCTCTCGGCCAGCGCCCGCATCTGCTGCCAGCTGGGCAGGGACGCGGCGGGCGTGCCGGGGGCGGCATCTGCGTCCAGATCGCCGAACTTGTGGATGCGCACCAGATCCCATGCGTTCAGCAGCTTGCCGCCTGCGGGGTCGGTGCTGTGGTGGCTGTAGATGAAGGTGTCGTTGTTGTAAAGCACCGCGCCCGCCGTGGTGCTGCCTGCGGCGTAAGTCAGGCGATCCTGCCCGGCATCGACGTACTCCCCGGGCAGAAACTTTGCAATTGCCGCCCGGATGTCGTAAGTCCGGCAGAAAGCGCCCACCACGCCCTGCTTGGCGGTGGGGTCGGCCTGCTTGGCGGTGGGGTCGGCCTGCTTGCCGCCGGGTAGCTTGACCGCCTCAGCGGGGCATGCAGGCCACTGCCGCACGTCGTGCCAGTCCTCGTAAAGCCAGAGGGTGTCGTCCACGCTGATCCGGTCACCGTCCTCGGTGGCCTCGCAGACCCACTGGCTGTCGCTGCTGCGGCTGGGCCAGTACATCAGGCGCTCGGCTTCAAAGGTGGTCTTGTCGAACACTCGCATGGTGGGGTCGAGCATCTGGGCCACCATCCGGGCGCAGGGTTGGTATTCCTCTGGCTGCATCACGCGGTCGGTGGGGAAGATGGCCCGCAGGCGCGGGTGCTCCGGGTCGTGCTTCCGGGTGGAATAGACCGCTGCTGCGCCCAGGGCCTTGATGGCGGCCACCCACTGCTGTGTGCTGCCGGGGGCGCAGCCGTCCATGTCCAGCGTGATCAGGCTGCGCCCGGTGCAGCAGCCGCGGCGGCGCAGGCCGTCCCGCAGGCTGCCGCCCACAAAGCCGCCCACGTCTTTCCGCTTGTCCTGCTCGGCTTTGGGCAGGGCCATGTACTCGGCATGGGTCTCGGTGCCGCAGTTGCGTCTCATCCGGCCCTTTAAGGTGAGAATAAAATCCCCCCATGAAAGGGTTCGGCTTTCCCAGCTGGATGCCCACCGGCTGCCGCCCACGCTGATCTCAATTGGTGTAGCGCTCATTTGTCCTCCTCCTTCAGCGGGCCATAGCGGAAGCGGTGCGCGTTCCATCTGGCCTTTGCTTCGATCTGCGTGCTGCCGCGCTCGCCGACCCTGCCGCAGCGGGTGCAGACCACCGACCAGCCGCCGTCGCTGGCGTACCTGCTGCTCTTGCGGTACTTGGTCAGCCCGACCGTCCCGTCAGTCCTCACCCCGACACCGTGGGGCAGGGCTCCGCAGGTGCAGGGGCACACATCTGAGTTGTTGGGTGGGTAAGTCTTGCTCATTGTCTGCTCTCCCTCCAGTCTGCTTGCGAGATTACGTGCACGTCCAGCTGCCACAGGATCCGCATTGCCAGGTGTACACCGCGGGCTTCGCTACGGCGTTTCTGCGTAAACAGGGCATCATGCTCTGCCGACAACCGGGTCAGTGCATCCTCCTTCGAGATTGCGTAGACAGCCGCCTTGTCGGAAATTATGGAGTTTTTCATCGTCCTTAGTCCTTTGTAAAGAAGTCACCGTACCAGCCTGCCGCGTTCAGGGGCAGCCCCTCGGCCCAGGGCGGCACAGTGCTCATAATGCGTACCACGCTGTCCAGCGCGGCCTCTGCGTCCTGCGTGGTCGGCAGCTCGATGATGACCTCGTCGTGGACGTGGAACACCACCTGGTACCCAGCCCGTCGGAGGTTGTCCAGCGCGAAAGCCAGGCAATCCCGGCCCACAGCTTGGGTGAGGTTCTCGGTCAACTTGCCGCCGTAGGTCTCGGCTTCCCGCCAGCTGCCCGTGTCCCACTCCTTATAAGTAATGCGGTCATCCGGCGTGGTGCCGGGGTCGGCGTAGAAGAGCTTGCGCCCGCTGGGCAGCTGCATTGTCAGAAACGGGAAGGGAAAGCCCCAGGCCACCTCTTTGCGGAGCGTCACCCCTACTCGGGGCATGGTAGTCCTGCCGTTGCGGATGGTATGCACGGCGGCGTCCTGCATCCTGCGCCAGAGCTTGCAGATGTTGGGGTTCTGCCTGCGCCAGCGGTTCACGATGTCCTGCAGGCCCTCGTCGTCCAGACCCAGCTGATCGCCGCCCATGCGCTTCATAGCACCCACACCGCCCTGGTAGCCCAGAGCCAGCGTTGCCACTTTACCGCGCTGGCGGTATTTGTAGTTGGGGTTGCCCTTGACGATGCTGTCAAAGGGCACGCCGAAGATGCGGGCTGCGGTGGCCTCGTAGATCTTGCCGGTGGTGCGGAAAACGTCTAGCACCCACTCCTCACCGGCCAGCCATGCGATCAGCCGGGCCTCGATGGCCGAGAAGTCGGCATCTACGAAGGTGCACCCTTCGCCGGGCACCAGCGCCGTGCGGATGAGCTGGCTCAGCGTATCAGATACATTGTCGGTCAGCAGAGCTAACGCTTCGGGGTCGTGTAGCTTTACAATGCTGCGCCACTCAGCCTGATGGTCGAGGTAAGTGCGAGGCAGGTTCTGCACCTGAAGCAGCCGCCCGGCCCAGCGCCCTGTCCGGCTGGCCCCGTAGAACTGCAGGGTTCCACGCACCCGGTGGTCAGGGCCTGCGCTGGCTGCGATGGTCTCATACTTGGTGTTGCTGGTCTTGCCCAGCTGCTGCCGGAGCTCCAGCACCCTGCGCACGTCGCTGGGCAGTTCTCCGGCCAGCGCATGGGTCACATCCTCTTTTGTCAGACCCTGCATCGGCACGCCCCGGTTGTGGAGCCAGTCGAGGAGCTGGGCACGGCTGCCAGGGTTGGCCAGACCGGTCAGCGTCTTGCTCTCGGCGGTCTGCTCCTCCGTGATCAGCGCGGAGCAGGCAAGGGCACCCTCTACCAGCTCCATATCCACAGCCACGCCCCGGGCGTTCATCTCCACGTCCTCCCGCCACTGCTGCATGATGCTCTCGGGAACCGGCCAGGGGGCCAGCTTCCGGTCATTTGCCCGCTCGGCAATCACGTCCATGCCGTTGTACTTGCAGAACAGCCGCCACTTTGCGGGGTCGTGCAGGGGCAGGTTGCGGGTGCGCCCGCCGTTGCGCTTTGTGGGCTTGCAGGGCTTGCAGAAGTAGGTGATCAGCGCCTTGCCCTCTTTCATCTTGAGCGCATCCTCCGGCTGCTTCAGGGCCGCACCGAGGGCCCCCAGCTGGGCGGGCAGGCCGCAGTACAGTGCGTGTACCATGCTGCATTCCCACTGCTGGAGCCATTCGATGCGCTGCTCCCAACTCAGGCCCATGGCCTCCGACAGGCACCACCACTCAAACGCAGCATTATGCGCTCTCTTGGTGTAACTGGCATCCAGCAGCCACGGCAGCTGTTCCCGCAGGAAGTGCTTCGTGTCCGGCCAGCTGGTCAGATCCAGCACTCTGGGTGTGTCCGAGTTCTCGTTGACATAGCCCAGCAGCAGCACCTGAAACTCTGGATCCTGTGCGTACCGGAAAAGCCCGACTTTGCTGATGTCCTGCGGCGAGTAGGTCTCGATATCAACCGTGATGATCGGTTTCACGGGTTCCTCCTTTCCTGATAAAAGACCGGAGGTCCTTTGCGGGGGCCTCCGGTGTACGGGTGTTTAGTCGAGGAAACTGTCATCGTCGTCGCTCAAGGCCTCGAAGCCGTCCAGGCTGTTGCCCCCGCTCAGGCGCTCGCCGTCGCGGATCTTCTGGATGACCTCAAGCCCTGCACCGATGCCCCGGTTGCCACTGGCGCTGTAGGAGAAGAAGCCGACCTTGACCTTAGCGTAGCAGCCGCTGTACACTTCGTCCTGATCCAGCACTTCGTTGCAGGCCCGGTCGATGATCCGGGGGCGACGGTCTGCGTTGGCGTTGGCGTTGATGAACCAGCAGCCTGCGTAGTTCTCGTCGTCCTTCTCCTCGTCACCGTCACGCAGGGGCTCTTTCAGCTTGGGCGGCAGCTTGCCACCCCACTTTGCCAGGGATGCGGGGTCGGTCTTGATGGCCTCGATGGCCTTGCGGATGGCGGCCAGGGCGTTGGTGTCGCTCTTCTTAATGAGCAGGCAGCAGCTGTACTTGGGGTCGCCGGTGCCGTTCACCTGCTTGGGCTCCCAGATGTTGGCGTAAGACAGGCGGCAGGGGATAATGACTTCGTTTGCGTTCATAGTTAGTCCTCCTCGGGCTTGAAGCCCTCTAAGCGGTTGTAGGCAGGGCGCGGGTCGCTGGCTGCTGCCAGCTTGGGCGCGCCGGGTGCCCGGGTGATAAAGGCCGACATGGTCTCGGCAAACTTCTTTTTGCCGATCATCTTCTCGGCCACGGTCAGGGAGATGGGAGTGCGTGTGTACAGCATGGCCTCGTCGATGCCGTCTGCCTGCATCTGTTGGAAGGCGGCATCTTGGTCTGCCCATTTGCGGGTGCTGCGGCCCTGTACCAGCTTCCATCCGGGCAGGGTGCGGCCCTCCATCAGCGCCTGCTGTGCGTACTCTTCCAGATCTTTGGCATAGGCGGCCAGCCCTTCCAGCTTCTGCAGCCACTCGCCCAGCTCCTCGTCAGAGAGTGTAGCGGGTTCCGGGTAGGGCTCAAACCCGGCCAGCGGGTTGTACTGCTTCTGCCATGCCCGGCAGGAAGGATATGCTTTGCAGAATCTGCAATGACCTCCAGGGTGGTACACGCCCTCGCCCTTCCATGCCAGTTCGGCTGCAGGCTGCAGCACCTCCCGCGCCCAGGTGAGAAGGTCGGCCAGGGAAATCTCCCAGGTCTGGGGCTCCTCCTGCATCCGGGGCTGTACGATGCTCATGCGCACCACCTCGATCTCGTCCGTCTCGCGGAACAGCTCGTATGCGCCGAGGGCGTAGTACATGAGCTGCGGGTTGCGCTCCGGGTTCACCGGCACGCCTTGGCCGTACTTGAAGTCGATGATGTGCAGCAGCCCGCCACCGATCAGCAGGCAGTCACAGGTTCCGAAGCCCTGCGGCACCCACCGGCTCACGTCCACCTCCTGCTCGATGAATACGCCCGGGTGGCAGGAGAAACCGACCCACAGGTCATGGATGAAGCTGACGTACTGGTTGGCGGCCCTCACCATTTCAGGCGGGTCGTCTGGCTCGCCGTCCAGCCGGATTGACCCGGACAACGGGAGTGCCCCGTAGCCTGCTTCCCACTGCCGGAGGTTATTCCTCAGGTGGGCCTCGCACAGCTCATGGGCTCTTGTGCCCTCTTCGGCGTACTTGCTGGTCTCCCCGGGCAGGTGCTCGGTGGCCCGGGCGCTGGGGGTGCAGGCAATCCACCGGGCCGCGCTGGAGGCACCCAGCAGAGCGTGTTTAATTGGAGGCATTTGCGTCCACCTCGTCTTTCAACTTGAGCAACTCCTCCCAGACGCTGGTGTAGCTGTCAGGCGGCAGCTTAGAGATGGATGCAGCACCGGTGGCTTTGATGGCCGCCTGAACACCTGCCCGCTTGCCTGCCACGATCAGGCTGCGGGCCAGATCGCGGATCTTGTCTAGCATGGCAGGGTCAGGGGTAGGTGCGGAGGTCGAGGCCGCCGGTGCGGCATCCGCCTGCGAGGGAGAACCCGAGGCTTCTGCCGTTGTAGGGCTTGCCGATTCCTCTGCGGGGGCGGCTGCGGGCTCCCGTGTGGGCTTTTTGGACTTGGCGGGGGTCTGCGTCTTGGGCTTGTCCGGCTGCTGTACAGGCACGCTCTGGGGCGGCTGGAGGGGAGGGGTGTTCAGCTGCTGCAATGCGGCCAGCAGCTCGGCGGGGGTGTCGCCGTTGATGGTCAGTGTGAAGTTCATAGTCATGCTCCTTTTATAAAAAGATTCTGTCGAATCTACGCTTTGCAGTTCGGAGCTGTATCTTCGCCGTTGCGAAGCCATGCCTTTCGACGCTATGCCATTGCTAAGCTGATCTTTGCCTTTGCGGCGCACGTCCACGCGATGCTGGGCCTCGCAACGCCCTTGCTTTTCTCCGCGAAACCGGGCCGTGCCGTTGCCTGTCTTAGCTAATCAATGCCTTTGCTGTGCTTCCACAGCAGTGCTTTGCCGTTGCGTCGCACGGCAGCCCAATGCCTTTGCGGCACGAAGCCTCTCCATGCCTTGCCTTTGCACTCAGCCGAGAATCTCGTAGGTGAAGCGGCCCTTGCCGCTGTTGCGCCACTGGCCCAGGCCCCTGAGCTTGCCGTAATCCAGCCACTCCATCACCGCTTTCTCGTGGGCGTCGTCCATGCAGGTGATCTCGAACTCGCAGGTGCTGCCTGCGGGAATCTGCTCGGAGTTGGCAAGGCTCACGCGCTCGCCTTGGGCTGTCTGGGCCCGCAGGGGGCGCTGGCACTCGGTCATTTCTCCGTTAAGGATCAGGGGAATCTGGCGGGGCCCGACAAAGATCAGGCCGTCGATGATCTTCTTGTAGGCCGTCAGCTTGCCGGACTCGTTCACAGCTTTCTTCTTGCCCTTCTCGTCCTTGCCGCCGATGCGGCCCAGCATACCGCAGGCGTCCTTGAAGAAGCCCTTGATCTGGTAATCATACAGGATCGGCTGCCCAGCCTCGTTGCGGGGGAACACCGTCATCGCCTTGTCGGCTGCGGCATCCGCGCCCAAGGCGGCCACCTCATCTTCGATGGTGGCTGCGTCCGGGCCCTTGGACGCGATGTACTCGCGGGCCACGTTCTGATTGGCAGGCCAAGTGCCGAGCAACGGCTCGGTGAAGGTCAATCTGACTTTAAGCGTTTTCATGAGGCATACTCTTTTTTAAATTCGTCCTCGTTGATCTCTTCGATCACGAAGTCATATCTGCGGTTTTTCCATGTCCGGCTCCGGGAGACGGCCGTGTAAAAGCTGCCCAGCTTCATCCCTAGGGCGTTGGCTACCTGCTGCGCGGTGCCGCAGGCGAGAATCTCCTCTGTTCGGTGGAGGTAGGCCGTGTACCATTTCATACCCTCAGTGCATGGCGGAGGGCCTCGTCCAGCCGGAGCATATCGGCATCCGTCAAATGGCCCCAGTACTCGGTCAGATCGTCAGTGTCCACTGCGTGCACCTGCCGGGTCATGGTCATACTTGGCGCGCCGTAGCCGGTCAGAAGAACCTGATCGTAGGTGCCGTCGCCGCGGGCCAGCTGCGCCGGGCTGGAGGTCAGGGGAACCACCGTAACGATGCGCGTGTTACAGTTGACTTCGTCGCTGCTGACGATCACCACCGGTCGGTCACCCCGGATCAGGCAGGTGTCCTCCCGTTTGTGGGTGGTGTCCTGCGCCCACCAAATATCTCCTCTGCGCTTATCGTTGAACATCGTGTGTCCTCCTCTCATGCGTCCCTGCGGCTGCTGTGCTCCGGCAGGGCAGGGTATTCGGTGTTACGGGCGTGGGTGCGGTTGATCTTGCCGTAGCGGCTCTGACGGCGGTGCTGAGCGTCCTCAAGCGCAAAGCTCAGACGGCCCAGCGCGATGGAGGTCAGGATCAGCACCATCGCGGTGATGAACTCGCCGTCTGTGATGGGCTGGCCGATCTGTGCGCTGCCCTCAAGGCCGAGGGCGTAGATCAGGCCGACGCAGAAGCAGGCAACCGCCGCCCACTGCAAAACTCCGGGTTTCAGTCTCATTGTGATTCCTCCTCAGTAAAGTTTGAATTCCTGATCCAGCAGGGTGTCCAGCCGGATCGTCTTGCCCCGGCCCTGTGTGCTCCAGCCGTAGGGGTACTGCTGTGTGACCCGCTTTGCAGTGGTTCCCATCTGCTCGGCTGCCTGCCCCACCGTCAGGCGGATGCAGCCAACCTTGCTATAGATGGCTTTGTAGGCGTCGTGCCAGGCTTCGGGGCGTTTCATGGGTGGTTACTCCTTCTTGTCCAGCAGCTTCTGGAGGGCCGCTCGGAACTTGTTTTCTGCACCTGCAGGGTTGCGCCGTTGGTTTAGCACCATGCTGACGTACTCCGGCGTGCAGCCTGCGGCTCTCGCAAGGTCGCTGCGGCTGACACCGTTATCCTTCATCAGC